CACAGGCAAATATAGAAATATATTTTTAGGTGAAACTATAAAAGATACACGAGCCAAAATTAAAAATGGTACTTATATCTTAACAGACTTAAACAAATAGAAAGGGAACTATGAAAAAATATAACATTAAAATTACTTTTAAATCAAAATGTAATGAAGATGATTTAATAGATGATGAATATAATTCTATTTATAATTATATAAATCAAAATTTTTGGAATGTAGAAAGTTTTAAATATGAATACGAAAAAGAAAACGAGGAATAAATGTCAAAATGTTTAGATTGTGATTTTATTGAGGGTACGTTGTTAAAAGAGTTTGACAATGAAAAAAGTTATAGCTGGTACGAACTTTCTCAAATGACCGAAGTTTGTGCTAGTTGTGGAAGTGAATATATACAAACAGAAAGCGAGGACCAATAAATGAGTGATGACAGTTATAATAAACTAAATAAAACAATAAAAAACTTCAATGATTATTTAGCAAAAATAAAAAAAGAGGTTGATCTAAATGAACACAGTTTAGCCATACATTATGATTATGATATTGTACCTTTACCAGATGATATAATTGATGAAGCAAACAGAAAGGAAAAATAAAATGAGCAACTGTTATGATCATGAAATAAAAACAAATATGTTAAGAGATAGACCTTTTGGAACTTATGAAGGTATAAAAGAGGAACTTAACTATAATAAACTTCAACTTACAAATTGGTATTATAAACAATTAAAACTATATGAATATGCAGAGGATAATATTAAAACTTGGTATAAAGATTATAGAGGGTTTGATGAATAAACAACTACAACAAAGGGAAAAATAAAATGATTAGATTAATAGATATAACAGATGATGATATTAAAAATGGTGTTCAATGCGATAACAATAAATGTGCAATAGCAACAGCATTAAAAAGAGAATATAAAACTAATGATGTTTATGTTATGATTGATGATGATACAGGATCACCTCAAATAACAGTTAATAAAAAAGATTTAAAATATAATTATGAAAATGATATATTAGATTTTATTGATTGTTATGATTATATGAGTACAGAAGATGATTATTATCGTACACCTCAACCATTTACATTACAAATAAATGAATAAACAACTACAACAAAGGGAAAAATAAAATGGATATAAATTACGATTGGGTTGATAAACAAATAAAAAAAATAAATAAAAAAGATATAAAATTAAGGGAAGATCAAATGGAAAAAGCTGATGATATTTTTTGGGAATACATTAAAACATACCCAAAATCACAAAAGCATTTAGTATTTTGGAACAAAAAAGAAAATTGTGGAAATGATACTGAATTAGGTCAAGAGCTTTTTGGATATATAGACAATGAGCTTGAAGAAAAAAGTGGAATTATTTTATAATGAATAAACAACTACAACAACAAAATTTAGAAGAACTTATGAGATTAACACTCATAAATATTTTAAATGCTAAAGGTGTAATATACACCTATTATAAACAACAACAAGAAAGGGAACTAAATGCCAAAGAAAAAAGACAAGTTAGATAAGTGGTTAAAAGATCATGTTATTTATGAAACTTTTAGCTTTAATAAAAAGACTAAAAAAGATAAACAAAAAGATAAACAAATACAAGATATGTTGCATAAAAAATTAAAAGAAGATTTAATTAAAGACGCAATATAACAACAACAAGAAAGGAAACTATGTACATTGACAAATACGAGATTGTTTCATGGAGTAGAAAGTGGAACAATGGAAAACAAAATAAGAAAGCTGAAATAACTAAAAGCTGTTATAACGAAGATCATGGAATGAGTGGTAAAAAGTTTTTACAATTAATTTCTGATTTAGATGACGCATGGCATGAACACGAGGGAAAAGATTGTGTTGTCCATGTTAGCTTTGAAGATCCAAAGGAAAGGGAATAATGCAATTTAAAGAAAACGAAATGTGGGATTTAGAAAGCTACTTAGGTGTAGATAAATCAGATCATAATTTAGAGGATCAAATTGATAGCTTGATAGATCAAGTAAAATTATTTCTTAATGATCAATCAGATAAAAATAGTTTTATTAAAGACTATAATGATTGGGTTAAGGAAAGAATACAATACGAAAAATAATTAATCTTTATTATCAGGTGGTATATCAGTTATATCACCTGATACATCAATCATATCAGGTTCAGATTCCCATTTAATATTTAATGTTGTATCTTGCTTAACCTCTTGCTTGGTTTGTTCAACAAAGAGAGATGACAAGCGAGGTGCTACAAACTTCAACCAGTTTTGTTTCTCTCTTAAAAATAATAACTCTTCATTGGTAAGCTCTTTCACATCAGAATTAAAGACAACGCACATCTTTTCAACTAAAGTTTTTATTCCTCGTTCCTGAGCTTTATTAAATTTATCTTTAAACTTTGGGTTTCTGTCCAAGTAATCGTATAAAATTTTCAAGCTGATCTGTCTGTCTTTTGCTATTTCGTAGGCGGTTGTTCCAGCGGTTAAATGATCGAGTATAATATCTTGTGCGGTATCGCTGAGACTTAGCTCGTTCTTTTTCTTGGAGGATATACTCTTTGATTTCGTCATCTGTTTTATGTTTAAAGTTCTTTAAGTTTTTTAATATATTAATCTTGTTTTGTATATTGATATTATCATTCTTGTATAACCCTTTATACTTCCTGGTTTTATTATCCCATGACTTACCTCCCTTATGATAAGGACATAACATTCTTCTTGAAGTGGGTACGAAATGACCTTTACATTTACATCTCTTACCTGAATGTTTGGCTATCGCTTCACATCTAATCTTTATTTTTGCCAATAGGATTACCTTTATAATCTAAATTATTTCTGATATTAAAATCTCTTTTCTCTTTGTACCTTACATTAGTTTCTTTACTAATCTTCTTTAGTTCCCTTGCTATAATTCTAGGATCTACTAAATTTTTTTGACGAGCCAGTTCCTCCTTTCTTTGAATGGCTAACTTACAATAATAAACATTCTTTGTATCTCCTTTAAGGTCAGGCAGGGGTAGAGTGGCTAATGAATTAATTATGTTATCAAGATTACCTCTATTCTCACTAATTATTTTATCAATATTAGATAATGTATATTGTTCTTCTAATGTAGTCGTAAAACGGCTATCATGGGGTTGTTTAACGGCTATCTTAACATTATCATATAGCTTTTCAGCTTTAAGAAATACCTCATTAACAATATAAGTCTTACCAGATTTACCCCTAAAAGATTTAACAACATTTAATTTATTAAGGGTAGAAAGACAACTCTTGATCGTAGTTCTACATAGACCAGTATCCTTGTGTATAGTTTCGTGCCTTAATCTTGCCTCATATCCATTCTTCTTCCAAGCATACTTCATCACAGATAAGAAAACATTTAGACAATGAGACTTATGTTCCCCCTCTAATTTAGATAGGTGGTGGTACAACTTATAAGTTATAAATAAAAATCCTCTACTTGTGTCCACAATTATGCCTTATTCTAATATCTTGTAAGTGTTTAATCCATTCTT